AGATGAATCAATAACCATCCTATCTACGCCTGCAGAAGCATCTCTGAATCTAAAATTAAGATCGTCTGTTCCAGTGCCACCTGCAAATATAGCATAAGCTCGATCTGCTCCTCTTGTGGTTTTGATTACGAGGCCAGCATACTCACCATCGTTGGTAGGCTCTATGTATAATTGACCATTCGCAGACTGGTCTCCTTTTATATTTAATTTTGTATTAGGAGTTGCTGTACCTATACCAACTTTATCTAAACTAGCATCACAAACCAATAGATTAACATCTGTCTCACCTTCTACTCTAAAATTATAATCATTACCGCTATCATTTATAACTAATTCAGATGATCTTGCTACAAGAACAAGACCTAAAGTCTGGTGATGCACCTCCAATCCATAATCAACAAATCCCTCGATTCTTAATCCATAACTATAGCCAGCTAAATTAATTTTTTGTGCATAGTCAGAGTTACTATTATCATAAATAAATAGTTTGGCATCTTGATGTGAATGAACAGAAGCGTTTCTTGTTATTTGTACAGAGTCAATATTATCAGATAAGTTAGTGAATGCAGTTGTTCCACCGTAAACGTGTAATTTAGAGCCGGGACCAGTTGTTCCTATACCAACATTACCTCCTTCGGGATTTAGCGATAAGTCATCAACTACTGCAGCGCCTGTTTTGACCTGTAGGGCCATATGAGCTCTGGTCGATCCACTTTGAATATATAGATTTTGATCTCCATTTAAAGGGCCTGTGCTAAAGCGCGCATAAGTCTGGGTTCCGTTGCTCGCGCCTGATATATGAATAAGGGAATCAGGATTATCTGTACCTATACCAACAAAACCATCACTTGTGCCTGTCCCGCCACGGATTGTCATGGCTACATTGTCCGCTGGGGCAAATTGTATTAAATTTAAATCTGTTGAACTTTGGTACTGAGTGGATAAAACAAGCTTGTTCTGACCCGATTGATCAAAAACAATTTTAGCCGTCTGTGTTCCTCCACCATTATGTTCCAAACGGATTTCGGCAGGAACACTACTAGCAGGAGCTTTTATATGGAGTTTCGCATCTGGACTTCCTGTACCTAAACCTAAATTTCCATCAGTATTTAAATAAAAATCGTTTTGATTATATCTACCTGCGACTATATGGTTGTCAGCAAATACCTCAAATACAGGTAACCCAGCCGCATCATTTACTGACATCAAAGAACCACTTAAATCATCAACTACTTCGAATAAGGTTCCATTTGTCCCATCAATTCTTAGCACTGAATCTCCAGAAGTAGAACCGACTACTTGTAATTTAGAAGTAGGGCTTGTTGTATTAATCCCAAGGTTACCGCTGGTATTAATACGCATTCTTTCTGCAGCATTATTCGTATCATAGAACCTTAGAGAGCTTGCCCCATTAGTATTAAAATCTATCCTAGGGTTACTACCAGTTAGCTGAACATCATCAGTAATTAAAGCTTTACCAACAACGTGGAGTTTTTGAGAAGGAGTTACTGTACCTATACCGACCCTACCACCATAAGTTGAGTCTGTACCAACAAACAGAACAGGTACTCCACTATCTTGTACCTGAAAACCACCAGTGCTGGTATTATCAATAGCTAAAGCAGTACCAGTATGAACTTGCCACCTATTATAAGTTAGGTAATTAAGGTCATTTGATGTATACAAATAAACTTTTGAACCGTTGTTAATTCTAATACCACCAGCAACTTGTAATTTAGCTCCAGTAGGAGCTGTTGTACCTATACCAACATTACCAGTTAAGCCGCTAATTGTTAATTTAGCGTCAGCTGGTGTAACACTTGCAGAGCTATTAACAGTACTAACTAAAAAAGCAAGATCTTGACGAGCTTGATTATCCCCTAAACCTCGGGCAACAATACCAACTTTACGATAAAGTAAATTTGCTTCTCTATAGCCTAGCGTTATACCCATCACAGACCCATTGGTATGATGCTTACCTCCAAAATGAGCATAATTATCTGCGGCTAAAGTCCCATTCGTCTGATTAAGGTCTACCTCAAGTTTAGCTTTAGGATCAGTGCTTATACCCACATGACCATCCTTGTTTAGTATCATTCCAAGGGCGTTGCTAAAATTAAGACGTAATAAGTCAGAGCCTGAAGCGTGACCTACTGCTCCTCGATTACCACTATTTTCACCTTTAATAACAGCTTCTCCATTATTAAAAGTTGCATTATCCCCGACATCCGCCAAAAGAACGCTGTTGGTACTTGCAGCTCCGATAGCTACCCTGCCATAATTTGGTAATCTTAACTGAGTATTAGTAGTAGTAAATTCAGTTGCTGTAGCAGTATTAGTTAAAGTAGTTCCTGATTCACTTAAAAAAGATGAATCAGTTAAGTCTGAATTTGGACCGTCGCTCCATTTAGTAATCTTGTTAGTCGTTCCGCTCCCTGTAACCGTGTCGCCTATCTGACTCAAAGATTTCCAATCGGTACCTCCTGATCCTGTTGATGTTAAAACTTGATTAGATGAACCTGCGTTGTTGTCGGAAGCGTAATAAGCTCCAGTTACTCTTAGATTTCCTTGAACGTGGAGTTTTTGAGAAGGAACTGTAGTACCTATACCAACATTACCATTAGAAGCAATACGCATCGCTTCTGCAGTCGAACCTGCAGCTGCAACTTCAAAAGCAATCTCACCGTTGTCTTTGTTAGTAGTGTCACCCCCAGTTTTAAATGCTATTTTGGATACAATAGTTCCATCCCAGTCACCTAAAACCTGACCTACTGCAGCATTTGCAGCTGTTCTATTCGCGCCTAGCCTAAAATTAGCAGCGCTATTCGCTCCTGTATCAATATGCAATAAAGAATCAGGATCATCTGTACCTATACCAACTTTACCAGATGAATCAATACGAACCTTTTCATCGGTCCCAGCAAAGAATGCAAAGCCTCCGGATGATGATCCACTTGATTTTAAATTAACTATATCGGTCGTTTGGCTTACATCTATATATAAACCTTGATAATTAGACGGATCAGTATAATGTAGAAAGTTAGCTATGCTTCCAGCGGCACTGTTGTAAACTGACAATTTTCTTGTCGGATTTGTATTGCCTATACCAACATTACCATCTTGGCGCAGCGTTAAGACTGTAGTTGAGGAGTCTTCGTCCCGAAAATTTAAAACCCCCTTCGAACTATTATCGCTGCTAGTAATTGACCAAGTATCCTTCGAGCCACCAGAACCTGTTATCCCGATAGCAGCTGAAGTTGTAGGTGAACTTACATGTAATTTATAATCAGGACTAGTCGTACCTATACCAACATAACCCGCCTCAGTCAGATGCATGATAGGGACATCTGTTCCACTAGAATTTAAATGACCTAAACTAAGCAGGTTGTCAATTCCATTACTACCTATATATCCTACGTAAGCATTATTTCCAGCTCCTTCGCTGTTAGCGTAGTGTCTGAAATATAAAAGCTTGTCCTGATTTACTTCTCCATTAATGTAAACATGAGTCGCTTGTGCAACTTCTGTATTAATATCCAGTTTACCTTGAGGAGAATTAGTTCCTATACCAACATTACCATCATGCTTTATCCTGACGCCTTGAGCTGCAAGTGAAGTATTATTATATCGACTTATATCTAAATCGCCGCCGCTAGCGCTACCTGCAAATTTTAGAGCAAAATTATTATTTAAATTAGCACTAGTGTCAGATTCCCCTATACGAAGAATAGCTGAAGCGTTAGCTACTGTGCTTTCTGAATCTTGAATAGTGAGTACTGGGTCTGCACCATACACATGAAGTTTTGTCGTTGGACTTGTTGTACCTATACCAACAGCATTATTTTGACCATGTATAGTCATAACCTGTTGTAATACTCCTACAGTGTCTGCAAGATCAAAGTTTAAGTAAGGAGCGTCTCTATCCCCTCCACGGTAAGCTCTTATTTGAGCCTCACCACCATTGGCACCAGTACTGGAATCTCTAGAATGAAATATTATATTTGCATATTCCGTATTTGCTCCTGCATCTGGATCACCAGTTAGTTTTAAGCTCGCTGGGGTATTTACTGTGCTTTCCCAAATCTCAAGATTGCCAGATGGATTATTAGTACCTATACCAACTTTGCCTGCGGTGTCTATCCTCATCCTTTCAGTTTGATTAACATCAAACCTCATCGGAAAATTAGAAGTTGATCTAATTAAAACTGCAGAGTCTTCTGCTCTTAAATCTAACCTACTGTTATTTGTAGTGTCCTCAATTCTTACAGTAGCGTTACTAGAAGAAGATATCTCAAGCGGATAATTAGGGCTAGGTACATTTATGCCAACATTAGTTCCATTATCAACCAATACCCCTGTAGTTAAAGTATCTTCATCAGCCCAGCGAGCTACATAATTAGCAACACCAGAACCTCCTACGCCAGATAAAACGTCTTCTATTGCTTTCCAATTAACACCAGTAGTACCTTCGTTTGTAAGCACCATTCCATTATTGCCAATGGAATTATTTGAGTCGTAAATGTTACCAGAGATACCAAGTTTATTAACATTAAGTCGATTACCATCTGTAAAAGTTAAATCGGCATCCCCACCAAAAGCTCCCGCGTTATTAAACTGAACCTGAGTATCCGTGCCGCCGGGACTACCTCCTCCTCCACCTCCTGCTATTTGAGACCACTGGGAGGTTCCCGCTACTGTTCTTTTCACATGCTGTGTCAAGTTCCCAGTATCGATAAGCACTGCGCCATCAAGAACGCCGGTAGGTTTAGTTTCCCCCGCTGCTATTGTAAATCTATCTCCTGCGTATCTTGTGATTGCCATAACTATGAAAAATTAAATGTTGCGCCGATAAAGGCCCCGCTGTTATACTGACCATCGTTTGAAGTAAAATTAATTACTACCTGATAGTCTCCTGCTCCTAAATCGGCATATTCACCTGTGAATTGCGACACTGCTCTTACGTAATCTCTTCTTTTCGTTTGATCTACTACATTGGTGTAAGTATCTTGACCGCCATTATTATTATATGAAATAGTATCCGATGAAGTCTTCCTATTGTAATAAGTAGGCTTTTGTTGATTCCCATCCCCTATAAAAAATACCATATGATTCATATCCCAATTCCTACTAGTAGGGTAATCATCTGTTTCTTCAGGGTTATTTCTTCCGTTACATACTGTCTCATCAAGATTACCTCCATCAGTTTTTTTAATACGAACCGAGCAGTAATCATAAAAATCCGTAAAACCCCCAAACGTAGGTCCTTGAGTAATCTCTGCAAGTCCAGAAACTAATATTTGTAAGTTTTTTGGGCTAGAGCTAGACAATGTAAAACTTCCTGTAGCTGAACCGCTTTGAACAAAATTATTATAGTATGCGTAAGAATACTCAACCGTACCTCTAGTGCCTCCAAGCTCAACAGAGGATTGATACAAAGGCGTATTTATAAACTTTAAAGTTTCACCATCCGCTTCAGCAAATAAATTAATTTTCCTACCGTTTTCCTCTATTATCCACGGGTTAGATCTGTGTGCAAATTGAGTTCTGTTTTCGGTCCCTATCCCGACACTACCTCCATCAAGGTACCAAGAAAAATAAGCTCGTGATGTTTCGTCTTCGTCTGTAATAGCTACCTGTGCTGAATTATACCGATCGACAAAAGGCTTACTATTAATCTCAGGGTTAGGCTGCATCGGAAAGTTATACGGGTCTTGACTATAGTCATATCTATAGTTAGAGGCATAAACAACCTTAGCAGGACCTAGATCATTATATTCCGTACTTAACGGGGAATAAAACAACTGTGTGTTCCAAGTAATTGAAGGGCTCGAACTAGGAGGAGTAGAGTCATCTACCTTATGACTATTTTTCCAAAATGCTGTTGGGAAGTTAATACTCATCTACTTATGGGGTTCTAAGACCTGTTACTGCTGATCCAAACAGTTGATCTCCGATTGAAATAAAAGTATAAACATTTGATCGACTACCAGTTACCCCGGGGCAACCGCTAGTATTTTCATAAAGTCCGAAATTGGCATCATCCCACTGAACTTTTACTGAACCCTCCCCTGATTGAAAAGATGTTCGAACAAAACTAGTTACAGCGTTTGTGTTTTTAACAGCTACGGTTATAGTTTGCCCCGGAGTTACGGTCCCAGCCATAAATTTAAATGGCGTGGTATCTGCGGTTACGGTCTTGTAATGAAAATTTGCAACACTACAGTCTATATTCGCAGTAGACAGAGGGTTTACTTTCATAGAAGCTGGCCCTTCGACTTCTAAAGCATTTCCTGTTATAGTTCCTTCAAAATTTGCAGAAGTAGCACTGAAAAGATTTGTGATTTCTAAAGACTCACCGGTTATAGTTCCTTCAAAGTTAGCCGAATTAGCAACAGTATCTCCATCAACATTAAAGCTACCGTCTACCGTGATAGAGTCATAGCTATTACCTAGTTGTATCGTTGGGGCGTCGAATTGTATTTTTGTAGGATGCTCGAGTGAAATTTGAGATGTGCTACTACCAATATTCCCCCCATCTTGAAAATCTACAAGAGACCCTATATTCTCAATTATATTATCTTGTAGATTTAAAGTCTGAGTAGCAGTGTGATTGCCTAGATTATCCCCCCCGACTGGTTTACCTATACCACTTCCTGTAGTTAGTAAACCATTATCAGATTTTACCATTAAATAAGCATAATCGACTCCATTTGCAGCAGCAGTAGTATCCTGCCAACTCGGGTTGTTAAAATAAACATTACTTTGTCCAGATAAAGCTGGAGCTGGATATCCACCCCCCGCACTATCACCGGTAAAGATATATCTTGCTAATTCTAGAGCTGTTGTTTTTACCGTATTATACTGTCCTCCGTGAGGACCTGACGCTACAGGCAAAAGGAACGTGCCACTTACTGTTGAACTCGTTCCTATTCCTACTAATTGAGATATTTTCTTATTTGCCATATCCTTTTACCTTACTGTTAATATACACCGTTTAATACGGTGGAATGAGGTTTGTTACTAATAAATCATCAGTTTCTTGCTGAAGGTAGTAAGCGTCTTGCTCAATACCATTCGGAGAACCTTCCAACAGTATAAAATCTTCAATCTTTTCCATACCTAGCACTCCACTGATAAAAAATCCTGACGCTAAATTATCGGGATTCATTTCTACTGAAAATGATGCTCCAAAAGTTTTATTCTCGCCTATATTTGTATTATAATTAAAATCTTCTAAAATTGCCCCCTTGAATGTATACCTTAAACTCTCCACTTGGGTGTTTATTGGAATTGTGCCAGCGTTAATTGGGGGGGTAATAGGTTGTTCGCAGTTTTTAGGATCAACGCTAATAGTAAAATCATAACCACTATTAATTGAAACTAGATCAACTAATGAACCGCTATTACCTGACTCTACTATACCATTAAGAGAAAGACTGGCAAAAATTGGTGAAGTGGCTCGAGCATCTACAGGGAATTTATACCCGAGATTATTTAAAGGTTGTCGATTAAAATCTATTGAAATGTCGTATCCCTGAATATGTAATTTATCAAAATCGACCCCTAATCCCGAAAAAGAATCTGTAGTAATTGTAATGTCTCCGGGGTTTAATGCCGGATAACCTTCGTCAGGTAAAATTCTAGGTATAATAACGTCTTTGTCTGGAGAAATGGTCCCGCTCTTTGTTTCTATACCCGGAGCTTGAAAACCGCTTCCACTCATGTCAAAATTAGCGTTATATGTAGTAAACGAAGCTGAAGCGGCAGGTAAAGCTCCAACCGCTCCTTGAGTTGTGTAGTTGTTTATGTAGCAATTACCAAAAGATATAACATGATAACCCGTCGCATTTGGATCTATAGATTGATAAATGTCAGGGGATAAAAAATCTTCTTTTTGGTAAAATTTATTTATATCATTTCCTTCTTGGTTGACTACCACATATATATTTTTACAATCTCTATACTGAGGAACTTGAAAACGCTCCCAGCTTCTACTCTGTACATAAGTTTTGTTTTCCTGAAAGAAGCCTGTAAGCAAGGGTACTAAATCATTATCGGAATAATAAGGTAATCCCTCGAAAGGGTAATTATAAACGGGATAATTTACGTTAAAACCGAGCCTAGCTTCATTTTTTGTCCCACAGAGTAAATAATTAAAAGATAAATCAACAGTAGGATAATTTATAATAGGTCTATCTACTATGCCGCGCTGATTTAGCTGAAGTATATCTTCGTGAGGAATGTTAATTTGGTAAGTAACAGACTGTACCCGGTCTATAGGGTTTAAACGGTTTATTTTCTGAACTAGGTTGCTATGATCATTAGTGGCAGGACCACCATTGTAGTCAAAATAATTATAACCACTTTCCGGCGCAGGCCCTACGAATAAAGCTTGACAGTTGTAAATTACATTCGGCCTCGCCATTACTTTTTCCCTTCATAGACACTAGCGTAAAGGATTCCAGCCAAGAAGTCGTCCACTTGATGCTCTAAAGCTACATCTTGAACTTTCTTGACCCTTTCATGATTTCTATCCGTAGGTTCAGCAGCATATCTTCCAGCTTTAGCTAACCAGTTTTCAGGATCTTCGTTAGCAATAACTATATTTGCAATTTCTTTTGCAACTTGTTTTTGCTGTTTACTTAACCTTTTTCTATTATGAAGTTGTCTTAAAGAAGACTCTACCTCTAGATTAAGCTTGTCGGAAAGACTTAGATTCTCTTGAATAGTAGATAAGCTAAAATGTACTTTAGCTTTTGTTCCTATTGGCGTCTTAGTATCAGTTTCTTTTGGAGTGTTAGAACCAGAAGGTCTTCCTGTCATTTGAGGACCTTTCGCTCCCCCTATAATTGGTTGATATAATCCCTCTTCTTTCAGATCCTTGAATTTGCGTTGAGACTCTATAGACTCTTCTAAAGTAGGGAATCTTCCAGACTCAATTGCTTGAACACCTTCTTCTGGAGTAAGAACCCCAAGCTCTATTAACCTACTATAGATTCTTGAATATACTGAATTATCTTTTAAATCGACATCTTCAAAATGTGCAGTAGGATAGTTTTTAAAACCCATTTCTCTAGAAACTCTTCTAATCTCAGGCATCAGAAAGTTTTCTAGAAAGACTCTACGTCCCTGTTTTAGTCTCTCCATGAATACCTGAACTTTTATACTGGTATTCGCAAATTTTTCATCACTAAGAAGAATATTATTAAGACCCATTTGAATATCTTGGTTAACTACCTCATATTTTTTTGAGTCAAGAATATTTCCAATGTCTGGTATTACAAATTTAGCATCAGTTGTATAGTCAGATATAAGGACACGACCTACAGACTCGTTTTCAAAAAGTTTCTGCATCGCAGTAAGGTTTTGTTGATTAACTCCACCTTCTGCTGGCTTAGTACCCATAGTTACCAGTAATATAGCTTGATTGGTAGTCCTAGCTACCGCCATATCCATCTGTTTCATCTCCTGCTTCCAGTTTATGTCTTCTAGGACTGGATACCCCATAGGAACCGCAAAAGGCTCGTAATCCTGCTTTTTGTAAAACACAGCAGCCAGTCTTTCTGTGTCCAGAGGGATAGTGATTGCAGCTGCTCCTACATTTTTTGAGCTTTGAATTAATTTTTTGGTTTCTTCAGGAAGACTTTCGTAAACTTCTTGCTCTTCTTCAGTTTGAGGGTATCTGAGTTTTTGTAATTCGTAATCAGTAACGACCTTGTAATAAATACCAGTACTGAAAGTGATACTACCTTGAAGTTGTATATCTGATGGGTTTAAAATAATATATTTTGCTGGGATCTCTAACTCATCGGAAGCTTGAGCTAATCCAAATGTCTGATTTATCTTAAGAGCATCAGACCGATCCATTTTAGCATTAAAACGGTAGAGAAAAACATTTCCCGATCTGTAATACTCTCTAAAAAACCTGCTCTGCAAGTCTCCAATATTAATTTTTCTAAATAAGGTCTCGAA